ACAATGACAAGTATGAATGCACCATCGGTAACATCAGCGATGACGATGCAGCTAAGCTCACAAGCTTGGGTATCAAAGTCAAGCACAAGGATGCTATGGGTAATTTCATCGTAGCTAAAAGCAAATACTTGTTCAAGCCTACTGATGACAACCTCAAAGAAGTTCCTATCGAAGCTCTCGGTAATGGTTCTAAGTGCGTAGCTATCGTTGGTTCATATACACACCGTATGTCAGCTAAGCACGGTAATGCCCCTTCGTTGAAGACAGTCATGGTCACTGAAGTAAAGACTTACGTGCCTGAAGCTGTTACTACAGCGGATGATGACGCCCTCTAAGCCATCCTTAGCCATCATCGATGCCGACATTATCTGTTACCGAGTAGGTTTCGCTAGTGACGACGTTGATGAGGCTATTTGTCTAGGCCGTGTGACTCATCTAATCCATGAGATTGTTTTTGATAACCTACGATGTGACGACTACAAAGCTTACATTACAGGCAGAACAAACTTCAGGAATGAGATTGCAGTCACCGAGCCTTACAAAGGGAATCGTAAGGGAGCAACGAAGCCAATTCATTATGAAGCTATTCGCCACCATCTCCAGCGCCTAGGGGCAGAACTGGTTGAGGGACAGGAAGCTGATGATGCAGTGGCTATCGAGGCTACTAAGACAGGCGGATGGATTGTCTCCATTGACAAAGACCTAGACCAAGTTGCAGGTTGGCATTACAACTTTGTGAAGCATGAAGAATACTACGTTACTGAAGAACAAGGACTTCGTAACTTATTCACTCAAGTGCTCACAGGGGACCGTATTGACAACATCATCGGCTTGAAAGGCATTGGACCTAAGAAGGCAGAGAAGCTTCTAAAGGATTGTAAAACTGAAAGGGAATACTATGACGCTTGTCTCAAAGCTTATGATGGTAATCAACTTCGTGTCGATGAAAACTTAAACCTTTTATGGCTCCGAAGAACTCCAGACCAAATGTGCCCGCTAGTTTCTACCTTGTTGGGTGTCAGTGGACAGTCAAGTACGTAGAGGATTTGAGTGAGTACGGTAAATGTGACTGTGCTACTTTCATCATCTACTTACGAGCAGGTATGAACAAGACATTCACTGAACAAACATTCTGCCACGAACTCGTTCACGCTATTATGTTCGCTATGGGACATACTAACCACGACGAGGTCTTCGTAGATGCCTTCGGTGCTTTGTTACATCAGTATGAACGGACTAAATTATGAACGCTTTTCCAACAACGCAATATGCAAACGGTGTTAGTCCATCAGGACACACGCATGGAATGACATTACGTGATTACTTTGCTGCTAAAGCTATGGCTGATCTGACGTGGCAGTTTCCTGAGTCGTGCGCACAACAGTGTTATAAGATTGCAGATGCAATGATGAAGGCTCGTGATGGTAACTCGTAAGACAACATCTAACGTAAGGGCTAATGCTCTGCGACACGGATGGCGTAGCGGCTTGGAAGAAGATGTCGCTAAGGCTTTAACCGATGCTGGTGTTCCTTTCACCTACGAAGAAGTCAAGATCAAGTACATCAAACCAGCGAGTGAACATCAGTATACTCCTGACTTTGTGCTCGATAACGGCATCATCGTAGAGACTAAGGGGCGTTTCCTGATTGCTGACCGTAAGAAACACATGCTGATTAAAAGGCAACAACCACACTTGGATATACGTTTCGTATTCTCGAATAGCAAACAAAAGCTAAACAAGGGTTCGTACACAACGTATGCTCAGTGGTGTGTTAAGAACGGTTTCCAGTACGCTGACAAGACAATCCCTGAAGATTGGATCAAAGAAAGACGAAGGAGTGTTCACGATGGACGTAGAATTACTGAAGGAAAATGATGACGGTAGTGCAGACTACCATGTCAATCTGAGCAATGAAGAACAAGCACAGCTCTTTCGTTTTGCCTTCATTGAGATGCTTAAACGAGGAATTGAAGAAGGAAAGAAGTATGAGCCAACCGAAAGTGAAGTTAGTGTGGGTAACACCGGAAGCGGAGAACAAGATTGCGTATATGGCCCGTGTGTCAAATCCGGCAAATCAGAACTCCAATGCGTCTGCGACCAAGTTACTCAAGTACCTTATTAAGAACAAGCACTGGTCTCCCTTCGAGATGGTTAACGTCTGTATGGAGATTGAAACTACACGTGATATAGCTCGTCAGATCTTACGTCACCGTAGCTTCTCTTTCCAAGAGTTCTCACAGCGTTACGCAGTCTCTGAAGGGTTCATCCAGAACTCACAAGCTCGACTACAAGACGAGAAGAACCGTCAGAACAGCCTGTACACTGATGACATCAGCATTCAGAACTGGTTTGAAGGTGCTCAACGTCGATTGGTCGATGAAGCTAAGTTCTTGTACACAGCAGCCTTGGACAAAGGTATCGCTAAAGAGTGTGCTCGTGTGCTCCTGCCTGAAGGTCTCACGATGTCGAAGATGTACATGCAAGGCACTCTCCGTTCTTGGCTACATTATGTCGATATTCGTACTGATGCAGCTACGCAGAAAGAACACAGGGATGTAGCTTTACAATGTGCTAAAATTCTTGAAGAACATTTTCCTAGCGTCATGGAGGCTTTCAATGAAACCAGACAAGCAGTGGTTTGACCTTTTAAAAACACACTTAAAGTATGATGCTGAAAGTGGTGTATTTATTTGGAAGCAACGGAGTAAGGCTTTAGCTGGCACAGTCAACGCTGGTGGATATGTTCAAATCAGTTTTCAAGGTAAGCTTTACTACGCTCATCGTCTTGCTTGGTTGTTTGTTCACGGTGTTTGGCCTACACACGAGATCAATCACAAAAACGGCAATAAGTTAGACAATCGGGTGGAAAACTTGGAAGATGTCGAACATCATCTGAATTTGTCCTTGAGACATAAGGTAGTAGGTGTGCGACAACGTGATGGAAAGTTTTACGCTCGTGTCTGTAAGAACAAGAAAGAGTTTCAGGAAGGCCCGTTTGATAATATTGACGACGCCCATGAAGCTTATTTCAGACTTCGGAAGGAGGTATTGAGTGGCGAAGCTAGTAGTTCACTATAAGCCACCCCCTTTCCATCCTGATTGGACTGATGGGTGTTATAAGGTCTACGTAACTGACCATCCTCGATTAGGGTGTAGAATGATACAGACATCTAAAGTTATCAAGGACTACGGAAACGGAATCTTTGAGACACAATGGGTGGTGTATCATCCAGTAGACGGAGACTTCAATGACACTTGACGAATATTTCCACAAAATTGTTAAACAACCTGATATAAAGGAAACAACCATGTTAAGACTATCAATGTTCTTTACTGCACAGCTTGAGAAACTCAAGTCACTCTTGTCTAAACCAACTACGTTCGTAGATAATAGTGTCATCACTGATTGTGAAACAGGCTATTGGGGCTTTGAGATGTACACACCTGAGTACACCAGCGATGGTGAAACTTTCCCTGTACAGCACACAATCATCATTGAGCCACACGAAGGTACTTGGATGGAGCTGCTCGATCAGATCTTAGATGCTATGGAACCTCATTACGGCTACAGCATCAAAGAGCAAGTTTATTACTCAGTTGAGTTCCCATTCAATGAGATTGATGAACGTACTGGTAAACCTTACGCTGGTTATGGTCGATGCTTGAACGATAGCTTGTTACAGCAGCTGCTCCTAGCTCATCCTGAAGTCTATGAATCACAGATGTTCGGTAAGCCAACTAAGGATCTCTTCGCATGAGAATCCTTTACAAATTCTTACGTAAAAGTACGGTTTTGTTTTTAGGGACTCCTTTAGGATGTGTAGTTATCATAGGAACTATGTTTGGATTGATTTGGGAAGCCTTTAAATGGGGTTTTGAAAGTCAAGCAAATGAAGTCTATGATAAATTAAATGAATGGGACAAAGAATGAGAATTTTATGTGTACCGGACACACAGTGCAAGCCTGACGCAGCTCAGGATCATCTAACATGGGCAGGGAAAGCTATTTGTGAGTACCGTCCAGATGTGGTTGTACACCTAGGGGATCATTGGGACTTCCCTAGTCTCTCCAGCCACGACAAAGCAGGTAGCAAGTACTTCGAAGGTAAGCG